TTCTCAGGATAAAAGTATTGACATTTGATTAAAAATATGCTACCCTCAATTACACAGTAAACGGTGCACAGAATGACATACCTTGAAATGGTAAACAACATACTGAAGAGACTCAGAGAACGAGAAGTATCTTCTATCAATGAGAATGCATACAGTGCATTGATTGGTGTTCTCATTAACGATGCTAAACAAGAAGTAGAAAATTCTTGGGACTGGAGTGCATTACGTACTACACTTACAGCAGTTACTTCAGAGAATATATTCAGCTATGAACTGACAGGTTCAGGACATAAGATTACAATGCTGGATGTCGTGAATGACACGGATGATGTATTCATGCGATACATGGATGCACATGAAATGAACAGACGATTCCTTCTAGCAGACCCTGAAGCAGCATCTCCTCTTTACTACTCTTACAATGGCTTGACTGAAGACGGTGATACTGTCGTGGATATTTACCCTATCCCTGATGGTGTATACCGTGTACGTTTCAACATGATTATTCGTCAGCCTGATTTAGAAGCAGATACTGATACACTTGAAATACCTACACACCCTGTCTTGATGCTTGCATATGCTAAAGCAATTGAAGAGCGTGGTGAAGATGGAGGCATTGGTGCATCATCTGCTTATGCTACTGCTGCTCGTTCACTGGCTGACTTGATTAGCATTGATGCGGCTAAACATCCTGAAGAACTTATCTGGAGTGAAGTCTAATGGCTAAGCCTTTACAATCCGCAAGCATTGCAGCTCCAGGGTTTTATGGGCTTAACACTCAGGAGTCTTCTATTACACTGGCTGCTGGCTTTGCACTACAAGCAGATAATTGTGTTATAGATAAGTATGGTCGTCTTGGTGCACGTAAAGGTTGGCAGTTACTCACATCAGGACACACTGACGTAAATCTTTTGGGCGCTCATGAGTTTATTGACATCAACGGTACTAAGTATTTTGGTGCATGGTCAGATGATAGTTTCTATCTTGTTGATGGAGCTACGCTAACGTCAGTAACGTACGCAGGCGACAACACTGTAGCCAATGCTAATTGGCAAGCAGCTACACTGAATGATGCTGCGTATTTATTCGGTAAAAACACAGATACTGGCGATTACTTTAAACCAATTTACTTTGATCCTGTAGGCGGTAATATCCTTGATGTGGAGGATGCTGGTCATGGCGTACCTCCTAGTGCTAACACTGTACTGTCTGCTTATGGTCGCTTGTGGGCTGCTGATACCACGGCAAACAAGACTACAGTTTACTGGTCAGATCTTTTGGATGGCACTAACTGGAACTCTGGTACTTCTGGTAGCCTTGATCTCTCTAGCGTACTGGTAAATGGTAACGATGAGATTGTAGCATTAGGTGCACATGCTGGTCGTTTGATTATCTTCTGTAAAAACAATGTTATTATTTACGGTGACACTGACGGAGATACTTCACTCGACCCTGCTACTATGAAACTAGTAGAGGTTATTAGTGGTGTTGGTTGTATCTGTCGTGATAGTGTACAGAANNACAGGTACTGATATTCTATTCTTTGCTAAGGATGGTTTGCGCAGTCTTGGTCGTTTAATCCAAGAGAAGTCGCAGCCAATGCGTGACTTGTCTAAAAATGTACGAGATGACATTGTACGTGACATCTTGAATACAGATGAAACTGAAATTAAATCTGTATACTCAGCATCTGAAGCATTCTATCTTTTGCTTATCCCTGAATACAAACGTGTCTACTGCTTTGATACACGCTCTATGCTGCAAGATGGTGCAGCTCGTGTAACACTGTGGGATAACCAAGTACAAACCAACATGATTGAGACATCCGACAATACCTTGTACTTTACAGGTGCAGACGGTATGTCTCGCTATTACGGCTACACTGACAACGGTGAACACTACACAATCAAATACTACACTAACTACTTTGACTTTGGTGATAGTACACGACAGAAGATGCTTAAGCGCATGTCTGTTACACTGATTGGAGGCAGTGGTCAGGACTTTGTACTTAAAGTAGGTTATGACTATGACGATAGTTACAGGTCATTCCCTGTTAGCATTGCTACACAAGAGAATGCTGAGTACGGCGTAGCAGAATACAACACTACTGCAGAGTATACTGTTGGTACATTGTCAGATACTGTACGTGCGCCTATGGGTGGCTCAGGTGGTGTCTTGCAAGTAGGATTTGAAGCAACAATTATTGGTAGTCAGCTATCTATCCAGAAGCTGGATATCTACACTAAAGAAGGACGGATTTACTAATGCCTACTAATTACACAAAGCTAACAGACTTTGCATCAAAGGATGCTCTGCCTTCTGGCAACGCTGCTAAGATTGTCAAGGGTACGGAGATTGATGACGAGTTTGAAGCAATTGAAACATCTATTGCTACTAAGGCTGATATAGCATCTCCTACATTTACAGGTAATGTTACAATCCCAACAGCAACAGTAACAACAGCTAATATTACTAATGCCGCTGTATCTGGTACAAGCACAGTAGATAGTAAAACAGTAGCTGTACTAGGACTAGCTCAAAACTTTGCTGCTGCTCAACGTACAGCACCTACTACTGTTACTTTGTCTTCTGATCAAGTTGCTGATCTTTCTACATCTAATGTGTTTATTGTTAATGTTCAAGGAGATTACTCACTAACTACATCTGACATGGCTACAGGTGGTTGTTATGTGTTTATAATTAATAACACTGGCGCATATGATATTAACTTTGGTAGTGAGTTTTATTTCTCAGGCGGTGAGCCAACAATAACAAGCGGAGCAGGAAGTAAAGACCTAGTGTCTTGCGTGTCCGATGGTACTAATCTATATTGCTCTATCAACTATGATCTTGAGGCATCGTAATGTTTGGATTTGTTGCAGGAGGAAGTCCAAGTCCTAGTCGTTGGGGAGATGGTTCAGACGGTGATGCAACATGGTCTGGAACTTCTACACAAACAGGCATTAAACAATACAAGACATTAACTATTAGTGATGATGCAATCATTAAAGTAGATACTACAGGTATAATGCGTAATGGTATTGTTATCTTTGCTAATAAAGAAATCATCATTGGTAACAATGTAGAGTTTAATGCTCAGCCTAACTCTAATACATGGCGAGGCTCTGTCTGGACATCATCTGGTGCCGATACTGCAGATACCTATGCATTTACTGGTGGCGGTGGTGGTGGCGGTTATGGCACTAACGGTACTGGTGAGGCTGGTTTTATTGGTAACGACCCTGCACTTTACTACACAACTAGTAGTGGCACAGCGTATGGCTCTTTAATTACTGCTGATGGTACAGCCGCAGCAGGTGGCGCTGGTGGTAGTAACTCATCAGGTGGCACAGGTGCTACTGGTTATTCTGTTGTATCCACTAACATTACCGATAACTTTACATTCACAAATGCAACAATTGATGGGCATGATGATTTTCCTGTTGTGCATGGCGGTGACGGTGGACAAGGTGGTGACAACGACAACATTGGTGGCTCCGCTACGGCAGGTCAAGGTGGTACTGGTGGTGGCATGATTATCCTCATTGCACCTAAGATTACTTTCGGTACTGGTGTTGAACTAAACGCTTACGGATCTACTCGCAATGAAGGCGGTGGTGATGACTGCTCTGCTGGTGATAACATGGCTGGATACCGTTACGGTGATGGTGGCTCAGGTGCTGGTGGCGCAGGAGGAGGCGGTCTAGTTTCTGTCGTATACTGGCAGAAGACTGGGACATACACTGCAAATACTACTGGCGGTACTGGAGGATGTTCTCCTGCTGGTGGTAACAGAGGCGGTTATGGTGGTAACGGCGGTAACGGTTTAACTTTAGATGGGCAGCGTGGTTATATGGCTGGCTCTATTACTTGGAATTAAGAGGATATAGATAATGGATTGGGGATTAGCGGCAGGTGTTGGTCTAGGACTACTAGGACAATCTCAAGCGAGTAGCGCAGCTAAAGATGCAGCAGCAGCTCAACTAGAATCAGCTAAGATTGCAGCAGATGCGGCAGCATTTAAACCGTACTCAGTTACAACAGGACTAGGTACATCATACTTTGATCCTGAAACACAGACTGCTGGTTACACACTAGACCCTGCACTACAAGCATGGCGTGATCAGTACATGGCTAGTGCGGCACAGGCTATGCCTTCATCATTTGATACTACAGCTAATGCACAGCAGTATTACAATGAGATGCAAGCAATGATGCAACCTGCTCGTCAGGCTGAGAACCTAGCACTACAGCAAGACTTGTTCGGTAGTGGTCGTCTAGGTATGCGCTTGGCTGGTGAAGGTGTTGGCGCTGGTAGTGGTATGGTGCAGCCAGATGTGTTTGGTATGAATCAGGCACGTGCACAAGCTGATCAGGCATTGGCACAACAAGCTCGTGCACAAGCTATGACAGAACTTGATCAGTCTATTGCTCGTGGTACTGGTATGTTGCAGACAGGTCTTGGTATTGAACAGATGGGTCTTACTCCTTTGGAGTTGGGTGGTACGTTCGGTGGTTACGGTAGCTCTGCTGGTTCTGCACAGGCTAACGCTCTGCTACAGGGTGGACTAGGTGCGGCACAGGCTAACCTTGCTGCTGGTCTTGGAACTAGCAACATGATGGGTCAGCTTGGCCTTGGTCTAATGCAGTACAATAAGTAAGGAGAAGGATAATGGCAGATAACTTTGCAGGTATGTTCCGTGATCCTCGCTCATACCGTGATGAACGACTACAAGATTTGATGCAACAACGTCAAGCTATCTCTAACATGGGTGGTAGTATGAGCCAGCTTCTTGGTCAGGTAGCTGCTGGTGGTGGAGCCACTGGTGCTATGATGGCTGAAGGTCTTGGTGGCATGTTTGGCATGAAGACACGTGAAGAAGATAAAGCCGCACAGCTCCAAGATTTAGCTAGCAATTTTGATTTGCGTACACCTGAAGGTATGCGTGGAATGGCTCGTCAACTTAACAATTTAGGCATGACAGGAGAAGCTATTAAACTAATTGACCTAGCTAATGCTCGTGAAAACACAGCACTTGATCTGGAATACAAACGTAAGCGTAACGAAGATTATGCTAAAGACCCTGATTGGCAGTGGACTAGTCTTGGTACTGTGGTTGATCCTAATACTTTTGAGAAGAAAACTGTTTATGGTTGGGTTAACGCACGTACTCAAGAAGTTAAACGTGTGGGTACAGATCCTGAACCAGAAATGCCTAATGATGCTCCAGTTATTAAAGGCGGTAGTGCTGCCGACTATGTAAAAGAACAAGGCTGGACTCAAACCACTAACTAAGGGGTATTCAATGGCTGAGTACACAAAGATCAATCATCCTGTTGCTGGAGAGATTGAGATACGTACAGATAAGCTAGAGCAAATGTCTCCTCAAGAGTTGAATGCTTTACTTGTTGATCACGTAGCAAAACAACTAAAGGAACAAGGTGTTGAACTGAGTTCCTTTGATGCTTTGACAGGACAGTTTGCACGAGAGGTTACTTCAACTTCTCGTGGTATTCAAGAACGTGCAGGTGCAGATCGCACTACTAGCTACGAAGCTGACTTCATGTCAGAAGTAGCATTCAAAACAAACCCTACTGCTGCATGGACAGGTCTGTTAACTGGTGCAATCCTTGATCCAGTTACATTTCTTAATCCACTTGCTAAGGCAAGTAAAGTTTATAACATCTTAGGTGGTGTAGCTACAGGCGCTGGTGCTGGTTTCCTAACTCCTATACGTGAAGAGTTTGGTGAGTCTACTGCTGTTACTACAGGTGTAGGTGCTGCACTTGGAGGTACGCTAGCGGCTGTATCTCCAGCGTTAGCTAATCTAGCACCACGCATTGCTAAGAAGATGGGCTTTAATTCTGAAAAAGAATTACAAGAAGCAATTGCCTCTGCTCCTGCTGAAGAAAAAGCTGCACTTCAACAAGAAGTTAATAGTCTTGTAGAAGAAGAAGTATCTGCTATTCAGCGTATGGGTGAACGTCAACGTGAAGTTAACGCTAACAGAGCTGCACAGGAAGCAGAGCTTGAGCGTATTCGTAACATTGACATGCGTACAGAGGTTACTGATGCGGACAAACTAGCGGACATAGAACGCATTCGTCAGATAGGTAAGGATGCTGATGTTGCCAATATACGTAAGATTGGAGACGATGCAGTAGCGGCTCGTGATGCGGACATACAATCACGTATTGATGAGTTGCGTGCTGATGTAGGTACGTTGCCTACAGGTACACAGCAAAAGGCTATTGAACAGGCAGTCAAAGAGAATGAAGGTATTGCTAAGTCGTTGGAGAAACGAGTAGCTAATATTCAGAAAGCTATTGACGGACTGAAGAAGAATAAGAAGATAGCACCTAAGAAAAAACGTGAACAGATGCAGCCACTACAGGCTGAGCTAAAGCGTTTGCAGGATGAAGCTGCTCTACGTAGACAGCAGAACAAAGACACGTATGAACCGCTTACAGCTCGACTGAAAGAGTTACGTAAAGCACAGCAAGAGTTACGTGTCTACGATAAGACAGGTGAACTGCCTCCATCATTAAAGATTAATCAGCCTGTACAGCGTACAGCAGAAGAAGTCAAAGACTTAGGATTGAAAGATATTCCTGAATCAATGAAAGCTCCTGTTGAAGAACCGCCATTGACTGCTATTCCTGAAGCTCTACAGCAGCATCAGAGAGCGCCTGTAAGAGCTGCTGAGCCTACCCCTACTCAGCCTACTACTCAAGCTGAAACTCCTGTTATACAGGCTGCTCGTCCGTCTGGTGGTGCTGCTGGTGTTGATATATTGAAAGTACCTACTGGTGCTGCAGATGCAGTCAACATGAATGTCAATGCTAAAGCCTTTAAAGACCTACAACCTCGTGGTACTGGTGGTCGTGATCTTACTCGCCCTGAAGAGATTCGTACTGCACGTAAGCAACAGCTAGAACGTGACACAGAATCTCTGTTCCGTGTGGACGACATAGAAGGCAAGTACACATTCCAGAAACTCTTTGACGCTGCTGACGATAAGCTAGAGTTTGTTAATCGTGAGATAGATGAAGGTAACTACAAGGATGCTACTGATTGGCTAACTAAAGAGTTTGAGAATAGTAGTAGTAAAATACTAAGCCCTGCTGCTAAGATGGTAGCTGCTCGTATTTACGCTGTAGCTGGAGAAAAACTTGATAGGCTTGATACTGTATTCCGTCAGTTTACTCGTTCTGGTGAACTGAGTGAAAAGTCTCTTAACACTCTGTACGAAATGCAAGTAGACAAAGAACTACATGCTGCTATGGATTACATGCGTAACATACAGCGAATTGAAGAAGCCGATAAACGTAATACTTCTGATGCACTACGTGCCTTCCGTAAGGCTAACGAAGAGCAGAAGAAACATCAAGAGCAGTTACGTAATGGTTATGCAACAAGACTATTCTTTGGAGTGAAGTGCTAATGCAAATTCCAGATGCATGTAAAGTAGCGTTTGCTAAATTTGCTAATGCTATGAACGCGATGCCTATGACGGGTGATCCACAAACTAATGCGTATCTCATACGTCAGATGTTAGGGACTCAAGGAAAAATTAAAACATCGTTTATGGATAAGGCTGTGGCCTACTCTATTAACAGTATGTTGTCAGGTCTGGGTACTCCAATAGCTAACGCCTTGTCTATTGCTGTTAAGGCTTTCCAGACTCCTGTGAATGACCTTATTGAAACTGCTATACGCAAAAGACGTGGTGAGGATGTAGCCATTGGTGATGTACTGTCAGGATGGAATGAAGCTATTCGTAGTTTTCAGACAGCACTCACTATGGGTAAGCATGGTTTCCAAAAAGGATTCCCACTAGATTATAACGCCTCTGTTAAAGACATTGCTACTCGTCTGAACATATCTACTAAAGATGCACGTGGTAGGCTTGAGTCTCTTATCATGGAGAGTAAGGCTGAAGCATTGGCTAAGGCTCGTGGTACTAAGATGTCTGACGAGCTTGAAGCATTGCGTGTAGGTGGTGTTAAACCTACTGAAGCAGAGATGCAGGACTTTGTGAATGAATCGTATGACTACATGCGTAACGTATTCACAGGTAAACTAGGTGAGATAATCACTACGCCTACTAAAGTTACTGTAGCGATTGATGAGTTTGGTAAAAGTTTGTTCCGTACCTACAAGATAGGGCAAATGGTTAGCCGTGAAGCACGTACACAAGCTAAGAAGACAGGAGAGAAATACTCTGATGTCTATGAACGCTTGATGAAGCAGACTATGGAAGGTGCTACAGAAGGCGATGCACAGATTATCCTTGCTAACCTTGAACGCAACCTTGGTAAAGTATTTGGCGGTGGTATGGATGATATGCGTCCGTATGAGAGTGTCAAAGAGTATGCATTGCGTGAGATGTTTCAGGAGCGCCTAACAGGTGTACCTCGTAAGGCTCACGAGTTTATCAAGGAACATCCTAGTGCTCGTTTGTTCGTTCCTTTCATGAAGACACCTTGGAACATCACTAAGGAAACCTTCTCATACTTCCCTGCCCTAGCACCTATAGCTAAGAAGACTATGAAGGGCGCTACCAAGATAGAGAAAGGAATAGAAGTACCCGACATGACACGTATGGGTGCTTACTATGATCTGTCTTGGGAACAAATGGCAGCTCGTCAGATGGTAGGTTTGGCCTACTTTGCTGGCCTATCTGCTATGTGGGATAGTGACAGTATTACTGGTTCTCCTCGTAATGCTCAAGAAGCACAAGCATGGAAAGACCAAGGTAAACCAGCTCAGTCAATTAAGATTGGTGATACATGGATTGAGTATGGTCGTATAGAACCATTAGGCTCAGTCATTCAGATGTATGCTGAGATGCGTAGACTTGCCGATGATTACTATGCTAACCCAGACAAGGACAAAGAGTTTGAATTGAAGAATGCAATGTACGTTCTAAAACATTCTATCTTTGACAAGACATTCCTTGCTGGTATGAATGATCTGATTGGTGCTGCTATGGAGCAGAACATTGGTCAGGTAGGTAGTGCTGTATCTCGTCAGGCTATCCCAGCTATCGTGAACCAAGCTGCACGTTTGATGGATGACAAAGAACGACAGGCTACTACTCTTATGGAAAAGGCTCAGCAGCGTATCCCTGTGCTACGTGAAATGCTTCCTGAAGAGTATGGTTTGTATGGCAGTGCTCGTGCTGGAGGTGCAGCTAAGGAGCTTACAAGTATAGGTGTTAGTTCTGAATCTGATCGTACAACATTGCAGAAGTCTATGGACATGCTGAATATTGATAGTGTACGTCCATCAGATAAACTCCGTGGTGTTGGTCTTACTAATGAACAGCTAGCTGACTACCGTAAACACGTAGCAACTATACTTACTCCTCGTCTTGAAAAGTTTGTAGGTGCTGAAGGATTCCAACGGCTGAGTAAAGATCGTCAGAAAGTTGTACTTCAGAAACGAGTCAACACTCTACGTAGACAAGCTGTTAAACAATATGTGTCTAAGATACGCAGGAGTGATCCTGAGTTTGCGCGTAAGTTGTTCAACGCAGAGATGGCTAAGATAGGTAGATTTGATCTACAGAAAGGGGAAGCATGATTTATGTTGGATCCGGTCAGCATCATTGGAATTGCCACTACAGCATTCAAAGGCTTGAAGAGCGCAGTCGAAGCGGGGAGAGAACTTCAGGATGTGATGGGTCAATTGAGTCAGTGGGCGGAAGCGATTGCAGATCTGGACAAGCTAGACGAGTTGAACAAAAAGAAAAAGTCTTCTCTATTCACTTCATTGATACCCAAGAATGGCTCAAGTGTAGAGCAAGAAGCCATGAAAATTTATACTGCTCGCATCCAAGCGAGAGAGCAGCGTTCAGAAGTTTTAAGGTTGATTGGTTATACACAGGGCGAACATGGATTGCGTGAGTTCATAGAACTTGAGAAAAAGATTAGAGCTGATCGCAAGAAAACAGCACATGCTGAACTTGAGCGCATACAGAAATTAAAGGACATCGGTGCTGCATTACTTATAACGGTTCTCGGTGTTGGTTCGCTTGGGTTTTTAGTAGCATTAATTTTAGCAATTAAGGATGCAAGGTAATGGCTGAGAAAAAGAAAGGAGCGAGCAAAGATACTCGCCTAGAACGAGCAGGTGTATCAGGTTACAACAAACCTAAACGTACACCTAATCATCCTACTAAGTCACACGTTGTGGTGGCGAAGGAAGGAGATCAAGTCAAGACAATCCGCTTTGGAGAACAGGGTGCTAAGACCGCTGGTAAACCAAAGGCAGGAGAGTCTGACAAGATGAAGAAGAAGCGTGCCTCGTTTAAAGCAAGACACGCTAAGAACATTAAGAAGGGTAAGATGTCTGCCGCATATTGGGCAGATAAGGTGAAGTGGTAGCGATCTGTAAGATCACCATCCCCAATCGCCTACCATTCCAGCAGCATTGTAATCTGTTACAACACCTTCAAAGAAGTTCTTGTGACTTGCACCACTGATGATCCACTCCAACCAAGGTAGTGGGTTGTCGGTGACTCCCCAGTTTGGTTTCAGTCCTAGCTGTACCAGCCTACG